ATCATTTAACATTTGAATGAATTTACCCTGCTGACATTTTCTTACATCGGCAATAGCATTATCAGCATAAGCAGCAGCGTTAGCAGCAAGCCCAGCAGCAGCAGCAGCAGCATCAGCAGCATCAGCAGCAGCGTTAGCAGCGTTAGCAGCAGCGTTAGCAGCAGCAGCAGCAGCATCAGCAGCAGCAGCAGCAGCATCAGCAGCAGCGTTAGCAGCAACAGCAGCATTATCAGCAGCAGCATAAGCAGCAACAGCAGCAGCAACAGCAGCACTTCTGATAATTACTAAATCTTCTTTTGATATTTCACCGTTTTGATACTTCCTGATTCCCTCTAAGCACTCGCGCACCCTTTTATCATCTGGATACTCCTTCTCATAAATACTTAAAACTTGCTCAGCAGCCCACACCGCAAACTCTGTGATAATTTCTCTACATGGTTCTATAGTTGCCCTTAGTGCCCAAATTGCATCAGCTAGTGAATTATATTCGACAATATGGGTTAATGGGATTAGGTCAGACTGTTTATTTTCTGGCAGTGATTTACTTAGTGTGCGGTATCCTGAAGCACAGGCATTGTTTTTCTTGCATAGTTCTAGTGTAGTGTATAGCATTATTTTTTACCTTCTATTATTTCTAGTGCTTGCTTGAGTCCCTGAATGCATCCTTGATTGAATAGCTTTGTCGTGTCTCTTGCGGTCNTCTNCTCAAAAANTATANNNACTGNTTTATTCTGCCTTTGATTAGGTCTATTTGTTTCTGGTAGCTCATGTCATTCTCCTTGTTGGCCCCGAAGGGCCTTTATTGTTAGGCTTCTAAATGTTGAGCGAATTTGTGACCGTTGCTGCAAGTATGAAAAATCATATTAAATTCACCACTTACCGCTTTTGATTTACTACATTGGCAAGCTGGACAAATTTTCTTACCGTTTCCGAACACTGACCCCGCTGCTGATTTTGATGCGTTTAGTCTTATGTATTGTTGCTGTGTCATTGTCTTTCTCCGTTGTTTATTTTAACTTTCAATACTTACTAATATCGCCATATGGTATACCCTACAAGCCGATTGTTGAAAATAATTCACATTTCTTTTGTATACCTAATTTATTGCATTTTTATACTGTAGCTATTTGACATGGGTATACACTGCGGCTTATAGTAAGGCATCGTTAATTATAAAATGGAGTACCAAGTGGCAGAAAATAGACCACCACCAGTAAGAATGACAAAGAAAGCTATATTCATATTAAATGAAGTGGCCAAACTAACCAAGGAAAGTAAAACAAGTATTGCGGAAAGAGCTTTAATTGATAAGTACCCGCTCTTTTCTGAAACATATGATAAGGATACTAAATAAATGGCAGTATACGAAAACATAGGCTTCAAAGATTACATGAAGCTTCCAGGCTTCAATGCTTCTAAACTAAAAAGTTACTCAATCAGCCCTAAATATGGCTATTACATGGAGCATAGACCGTTTAAAGGATCTCAAGCCATGAATATCGGAACCGTTGCGCACTCCCTTATATTAGAAGGTGAAGCGGCAACAGATAAGCTATTGTCTGAACAATTCATAACAGAAGGCTTTCCGGTCAATGAAAAAACTGGCAAATCATATGGTGAAAGTTCTAAGAAGTGGCAAGAGTGGTTATTGACATTGCCTAAATATAAAAGGGTGATACTTCCTGAAGAGTTGGAACGCGTCAAAGCTCAATGTAAGGCAGTCGCAGAACATCAACCAAGTGTTGACTTGCTTAAAGATTGCCAATACAGAGAAACAGCTGTTACTTGGAAGTGTGAATATACTGGGCAAGATATGAAAGCCTTGGTTGACTTCTTCGGCAAAGATAAATCAGGAGATATTAAAACATTTGGCCGTTCTTTAAGCCTTGGAGCGTTAGAGCGTGAAATGTATGACCGTCAATATCATCTGCAATTTAGTATGTATGCCGACGGATTGCACATGAATGGATTTGATACTGAGTTCTTCGCAATCTTTGTGCAGTCTAAAGATGACCATGATGTTGGTTGCTTCAATATCAACTATACAGCATTAGAACAAGGCCGTTCTGATTATATCCAAGCTATAGCCAATTATCATAAGGCAAGACAAAGCAAGGTTAGATCAGGAAGGTTTCCACAAGTTCAAGATCTGGGCATCCCTTACTATGCCGTGGATGAACTACAAAACGCAGATAATCTACCTGTAACATTTGGAGAATAAGCATGCACTATAAAGAACTATGCGGTAAACCTTATCTTGGGGCTGAAGATCTACCAGAAGATAAAGACATTCCATTAATAATAGAAGCTGTGTTTAAAGAGATGGCTTTCAATCCTGGATCTAAGAAAGAGGTTGAGGTTGGAGTGTTGAAATTTAAAGATAAGTCTTTGAAGATGATACTTAACATAACCAACAGTAAGGCCATTGCTGCGGTTTATGGAACTGAAACAAATAAATGGATAGGCCAGACAATTAAACTTTACCGGACTACAACTAGGCTGGGTAATAAAACTGTGGCCTGTTTAAGGATAAAGGTATGACTGGCAAAGGGTCAAAGCGCAGATCTGAGACAAAGCAGGATCGCGAAAATATAGATAAATCAAAGCTTTGGAAGAACATTGAGAAGAAGAAGAACAACAAAGGAAGTAAGTAAATGAGTAATAGTTATTATGGTGACGCAGTAGTATCAACAGGTGAATACAAAGATCAACAAGGACAAGTTAAAAAACGTTGGTCTAAGATTGGTGCAATGTTTAGGGATAGTGAAAACGGTAATATAAGTATTAAGCTTGATGTTCTGCCAATGCCTAAAGCTGATGGATGTTGGGTTAAGATATTTAAGAAAGAAGGTCAACAACCGCAACAAAGCCAACAAGCACCGCAACCCCAGTACCAAGCACCGCCAACTGGCCAAGTGACCAATCAGGCTGCTCCGATTCAAGCGGGAGATGTGCCGCAAGGTGATGACGTGCCTTTCTGATGGAATAAAAAAGGCCCGAGCAGGGAAACAGCAAAGTAACTATTATGGTTAGTGAGCTAACTCGGGCCTTAAAGGAGAGGTTTAAATATAATGCAAGTTAAGGAGAAAGGCAATGTCACCACTAATATTAACTATCATGGCTTTGAATATGATATTCTTCTTCATGGATATGCACTACCATTACAGTTTAGTTAAAAGCACACCGTGGTATAAGATTCTAGTCATAGGTATTATTTACTTGTTTATAGGCTTCTTGTCACCGCTGCATAGTATGTATGAATATATAAAGGATAGTTGGAAATGATAACATTTAAAGTACTTGGAACGCCTAAACCCCAATCAAGGCCGAAAGCTTTTAGCCGTGGTAAGTTTACCAGTGTTTACTCACCCGTCACAGCTTGGCGCAATGATGTAAAATACGCAGCTCACAAGATATTTGAAAAGCAAGGTCAACTTGAAGGTGCATTAATAGTCGAGATTGAATATTTCTTTAAGCGTCCAAAGTCGCATTATGGAACTGGCAAGAATAGCGATATATTAAAAGCCTCAGCACCTAAGCGGATGACAAAGCGGCCTGACTTGGATAATTTAAATAAAGCTGTGTTAGATGCGATTCAAGATAGTAACTTATTAAAAGATGATTCTGCTGTTGTGCGGTTGATATCGACTAAGCATCACGTGTTTAGAGATTACGCAGAAGGGGCAAGGATTAAAATAAATCCGATTGAGGGGAAAGAGCTGCTTTCTATTGATTGGACGGAGCTGTAAGATACTTGTAAAACTGGACTAGGTAGTCAAAAAACTTGAATAAATAAAAAATTAAAATATATTAATAATGGCTAGGCCCGCGAACCGAAAAGTGATATGTCCATCACCTGCCAACCTTTCTCTAATGGACAATAACAAGGACAAGTTATTATGACTGACCAATAATTATTAGAACTGTGCAATCAGCGATTGAGTTATAATCCCAAAACTGGCAATATTAAATGGACGCAAAATAGGTGTCAATTTGCTACGAAAGGGCAAGAAGCTGGATGCTTGATGACAAATGGATACATATCTATATCACTTAGTGGGGGCAGGTTTTACGCTCACCGTATTGCGTTCTTAATATCAAACAAATATATGCCTAAATACATTGACCATATAAACTCCATAAAAACAGATAATCGGTTATCTAACTTGAGGGGAGTGTACTTTTTCTGAGAATTCATGCAATAAGGGAAGGCAGAAAAGAAATACAAGCGGGTATAAAGGAGTATATTGGAATAAAAGGGCACAAAAGTGGATATCTAAAATAAATAAAAACGACAAAGAATTTTGGTTAGGCACTTATAACTGTAAGCATGAGGCGGCAAGAGCATATAATAGGGCTGCTATAATATACCACGGTGAATTTGCGTATTTAAATGAAATTAAGGGGCTAAAGGAATAGTCAATTTTCCATCGGCTGATTGACTCGCAGTATTGCCTTTAAGGTCGCTTCCTGTTATTTCAGCCTTATTATCATTGCCGTGGACGTGGACGCATTTAGGCGCATTGATATAGGTGACACTGCATGAGCTGGTGAGTAATACAAAACAAAGTATAATTATCTTCATTTGTCTTGCTTCTTGTCTAGGTCTTCTTTGAGGTGTTTTAATTCCAGATTGAATAGTGCTTCTCTGGATTTGGCTTTTTCGTCTATCGTATCTGGAAGTTTTCTAATCTCCTCAAGCAACGAGACGTAGTTTTTCTCGACTACTGTCATTTTACCAACCATGTTATCTAGTTCATTTTTCAAGGGTGCTACCGTTTTATGTATCAACGCCTTTATAGCAAATATCATTAATCCGATGACTGCACCTGCCACTGGTATACTAACCCCAATTATAACACCCCAATCTAGCCCAGACCCTGTGCAAACAATCATCTTAATCTTACCTTATTTATTATTATCTCTAATACAACATAACATCAATTACAAAATCTTTTATATATTGTAATAGAATTAATCATTTTCGGCAAGCTTAAGCCTGTTGCTATGGCAAATATACTTGATTACTTCTATGTCAATTTTGCCATATTCGTTCTCTCCAACATTGGCAGTCCAACCAAACATACGTAACGAATAGTAAACTGTATTCATACACAGCCGTGTCTCACCATATTGTAAACCAACCTCATATAGTGCTAAGTCTGCCACCTTTGTTGATACGGGCTGCTGTGACTCGTCTTCTTCTCTAATCCAATCATGTATCACAAATCCAATTGAGGCCTTTCCCATCCTATCAATTGTCATTCTGCCTATTCTGGGGATACTTCCAAAGTCCGTTATAAATCCGGCAGGTATAGAATACTTCTTGCCATTCAAGACAAACTCAACAACCGATAATGTAAGCCATAACTCACCATCCCATAGACCATCTTTGATATATGGGACAATTACAAAGCTCTTTAACGGAGTGATTACTTTTACTTTAACATCCATGTTCAATCTCTTTTACTGTTTGTTTTTGTGGACTATGTGCATGACACTGTTAAACCAGTGGCATTAAAAGGTATAGTACCGTTATCTGTCGTTGTTATACCATTACTAGATTGATCAACTAACTCGTCACCACTATTACCGTTAAAATTACAAAGCCTTGGAGCATATTGTAGGTTTGTGGTAATTCCTGAAATGTGACTTTCTAGGTCTGCGTAACAAATTGAAATACCTGAATTATACATGGTAAGTAAATTAGCTGCTGAGATATCAGTATCCCATATCATAGGGAAGGCAAATCCACCACCAAATAAAGATACCCCCGCCTCAGATCCACATAATACATTCGCTGTTCCATTAAATACTCCACCACTAGCCGATGAACTACCCTGCGATACGCCATTCTTGAAAGCCTCAACAGTGCTGCCATTATAAACCATTGACACCATTGACCACACACCTGATGATATAATGCTATTTGAGGTGGTATGTGATTGCGTGGCTGTGCCATTTGAGCTGATAATAACTTGCAGACCACCTGAACCATTTAGTAGGTATTTATACGATCTTTGACCAGCACCACCGTCATATTTAGTTATAATCTCCTGAGTCCCCGATATTGCTGATGGCTTAATCCAAGCGTTTAGAGTTAAATTACCAGTTATTTGTAATGCAGCAGGATTACCCGCACTATAATAATCATTTGATTTGTCCAGATTTGCTGTGCTTGCTGCAAAGGTTGTTACCGCCAACGCCCCGTTTGATATAATGCCACGTCTTTGTAATGATATCATTTTAATACCCCGATTATTTCACCGTCAACTATTGACCACTCAGAAAATATATCATCGAATAAATTAGAGTTTTGTTTACTCTCTAAGATTGGCTGGCCTGTTGCAACTTGCAAGCCTTTTGTTAATATGCCATAATCCATAACCTTACCGGCTGCATTTTTCACGTAAAAATAAGTATTCTTACTATCTTTATATTTAGCTATTTTACCCATTAGGTCGGGCCTCCGTCAGTAATTGTCCAAGTATGATCTGCAATAAGTGCAGCTCTGGCTGTTGCGGGCGTACCTGCTCCGTACGTAGCTGAACCTGCATGGAATGAGACATTATTCTGTACGCTCTGAGCTTCCCATGCTGGCAATAGTAAGTCATAGTTAGTCGTGCTGAATGATGAACCATTGGCGAAGTTAGTCGCAGATGTCACCCCCGATACATCCCAACCGCTTATATCTCTATTGAATAATGAACCTCTGACCATGTTATTGATTGTCGTACAGCTTGAGGTATCCCAGCCACCTATATTAGGGTTACTTGCCGCACAATCTCTGAATGTGCTTGCCATAGTAGCAATACCTGAGACATCCCAACTGCTTACATCTCCGTTAAATAACGTGCAACCTCTAAATAGATTGGTGCTTGTAGTTGATGTATTATTATTCAATGGCCCTGTTGCTGTCCATGTTAAATTAGAGCATCCATAAAAGCCGCCCGATCTAAGTCGCCAACCGCCAACGTCTGAAACGTCAGTAATTTTCAGCTTGTCACCTAAATTATTAAATGTCCAAGTTTTAATTTCACCGTATATATTAACAGTCTTAACTCCACCTGATGCGTATGTATGAGTATTTGATCTGTTAATTGTTCCGTCACCCCAATCAACTACAGAGCGGCCATCATTATCAATAGGGAGTAATAAAACTTTAGTTGCTGAACCTGTACCACCTAAATTCTCAGTGTTCCATGTCGTGACCATCGGAGGATATGTTGCCCCTCCAAAATAGTGATTTATAGGTAAACTAAGCATTATGCGAAGTCCAGACTTACAACACCGAACATAAAAGTTCCATCAGATACAAAAGAGATTATATCTACATCATTTGCACCAGTTGATAAAACAGGGGTGACGTTTAATGGCCATTTATAAGCCGAACCATATGCTAAAGTACGTGAACCCGTTGCATCTTGAATGACTCGCAATATATAAGTTCCACCATCAACCATATTAGTCGGATTATCTAGCGTTCTATTGCCTGCTAAAGTCACCTTTGAAACTTGGTTATTATCTAAGTCCCAAGATATATTTGCCCCGTCTGTTAGTGTAGTTGTGCCAAAGTTCTGCTGCTTGGTATAAGAATGAACCTCATTAGCGTTAAAGCCCCTTGATATTGTCCAAGTGTTCGCTGATACCTGAGTTAATACAGATCCCGCATATTGAGTGCCCAATACAAAGCTTGAGGCAACTGACCCGTTCAATGTCACTGATGCGGCTGCTGTAACTGTCGTTTGGCCAGACCCATCTTGAACAGGCAGGAACATGGCATTTACGGGCAGTGGTACACTTGAGTTCAAGGGAATTGTTATCACATTTGCAGAGGCACTTGTCATTCTTATCGTCTTGCCTACATCACTCAGAGCCAATGTTTTCGCTGTTGTCGCATCTGTCACAGAGTTATCAAGTGATAAGCTGCCACGGCCAAAGCTTATGCCTACTGTTCCTGTATTAGTCGGCAATGTCCCCGAATCATCAACAGTCACTGCTATCGTATACCAGCCTGTATTATCTGTAATGCTTGAGATAGTGACAAGTATATAATTTGCTTGCGTGTCAGTCTCTTGGATATAAAGCGTATCCCCAGGTGATAGGAAATCTATTAAACTTGATATGTCAACGCCATTTGCTGTATCATTGATATAGATCTCTGTCACGCTGGCAGGTGTTGCGCTATTCCACTTCATACCATCTGCACCAGGGTCTGTTGCCGTGGTTGTCGTGCTGAATGTGTAAGTGTTCGATATTCCTGAACCGCCACCACTAGCAGAACTACCAACTAAGTTCCAAGCAGTACCATTATACAATAAAAAGTATACTGTATTTTCAGCCATCACTATATCAGCGTCATCGGGTAAATTTAAGTTACCAGTTCCATGCTTTAAAGTTACAATTCGAGCGGCATTCTCTAAGGTTAATAATAACACACTCATATCAGTTGCAATTGTTATTGTGTCGAGGTCATCACTTGCTGNGTCTGCCTCTGTGTCTACTGTGTGGTAAGATTGCGTTTGAGTTACTGCACCAGTGGCAATAGTCAACTCAGCACTAGATTGAAAGTCCATGCCCAAGGCTTTCTTGATTTTATATAAACCACCTAACGCTAAATCAGTATCTATCGTCAAGTCACTTAGATTTAGCGGCATTGGATCCCAATCAGCACTTGATGTTGTACCAGTGGCAAAATATATAGTGCCCGCTGTAGTATCTACAAATATTTCACCCGCAAAAGTTGGGGTTGTGGTTGGTGCCGCTGTTCCTGTATAAAAATATTGTCGTGCCATTTTTAAAAACTCCTAACTACATTTATAAAATTCAACAGAACCAAGTCTGAACCCGTTTGTTGGTATATTTGTTCCAGTCATGCCAGTCGCGTCATTTTGGTAATCATTGATAATCATTATGCCAATCCTAAGACTTGCATTTCTTGGTAGATTATCGCAATCAAAATCAATAGTTTCGCTGCTTGAAGTTGGGTTATTAATAGTACCCAATACAGTCCAATTTGACATGTCGTAGGTCACATTAGTCACTACAGGCTCTGGGTCTGTAGTATAAACAATTACGAACTTTCTATTAATCTGATTAGATGACCAGTTTATTCTTGCGGATATATTAACCGCTCCAAGTCCTGAGGTATCAAAGGTTGAGTACCACCTCTGTAATCCTGTGTTATTTGGAGGAGAGTTAAAGATACCAACGAATAAAGCTACATTAGACAAAGTGGTGGTAGATGTATCTAACATCGATTTCACATTAGCCCAATCATCTCCGGATGAATAATTTGCAAATCCTGAGTTGGTTAGTGAGCTTGTAGCCGTTATTTTACCAATGCCAGGATATACACAAGGAGCTGCTGGTAAATCAACAAGTGGGTTATTTCCATTGTCAGTTATACAAGTGTCCGTATCATCCGCAACTCTAACCCCGCTTTCATCTGTTATACAATCATCTTCAGAGCTTATGCTGTATAAGTCGCAGCTCTCAACATTTGCATCTGTTAGCCCTGGTAACGTGAGAAGCTTAGAGCATATCTTTATTTGATCTCCAGGTGTATCTGAGTCTCTGAGCTTAAACCATATTTTATCAAATACTCCTGTAGTGCTTGTTGCATCTAGCTCTAAGAATCTAGTAGTAGTCTTAAAAGGGCCTGCGCTACCTGCTGTGCTCCATGAAACAGGAGTCCCATCAGCATATTTTATTGATAGCTCTGACAAGTAAGGGCCGTTGGTTAGAGTGTCTGACATTCCTGGGCTTATAGCTGTGCCTAAATTCGCAATACTGTACCCCACACTTATCGTCATTGCTTCCGCGTTGGGATCGTCATAATTTCTTATTGTACTTGGCCCGCTTATATTGTTGGTAGCAGCACAAGACATAGTGTTAAATGTAGCAGTTTGAACTAATCCAACAGTAATTACTGACACATGTAAATCTGCTGTTGAATTGAACCTATATCTTTCTGTTCCACAAACTAGCTCGCCTGGGGCCTCTGTGTCAATTGCTCTTAATCCTGAAGTGCCTTCAACATTCTCAGCAAAAAAAGCTTGGTTAAATAAAATAGGCTGGCCCCCATCAATAGCAATCTGGACTGCTTGGCCGTTAGCCATAATAACCCCGACTTGTATCCTCTTTGTTGCTATATAATCTAAGTAATTAGCACCTTGGTTTAATATCTTATATGTAAAGTTTAACCCATTACCATTAATAGATGATGGGCCAAAATCTGAACCGCTCACATAAGATGAGGTTAAAGAACTCTCTAAGTATACGCTTGTTGGGTCTTCAGTTGGTGTTACTGATGAACCTGCACAATCTTTCAAGTCGTATATATGGCCTCTAGTATCGTAAAATATTTCCCTAATCTTAGCAAGTAATTGATCATTAACCCATGTGTTTACATCAGCAAATGATGCAAAAGAAACCTCATCACATGAGAAAGTAGTATCTAAACCTTTCATTGATGCCATAGCTTTACCGGCCCCAGGTGGTGCTTTATGGCTTACTGTGTATAAGTTTCCCAATCTTGTTACATCAATCCAATCATTATCTCCTTGGATATCTAACGGGCTAGGGGTTGGCGTTGGGCCGTCATCTTCCTCATCCGCTACACCAAACACCTCTAAATGTATATCACCTGCATGATACTGCTCAAGCCTTACCATATCACCATCAATATTTGCTTTAGCTATTCTATGCTGAACAATAATAGAACCATCAGAACCATTTGACCAATATTGACCTTCTCCAGTTGTCATTACTGCGCTTGATAATTGAAAGCCATTACCGTAATCAATAAAAGTAATTACCACTTGGCAAGCTTGACCAGGCTGTATTGTGAAGGGTGCGTTTATTGAAGCTTCACCAACATTAGTTAGAACCTTACCGGCTGTTCTCATAGTCCATGTTGAGTCTTTAAGTGCTTGGCCGCCATTGCCATTCTGATCTGAGTAGAAAACAAATGCTTCTGGGTTGGTTACATCTGTGTCAAATACCCAATCTTGACCGCCTGTTTGAACATCAGATACTAACATTAATTTTACTATCTGCTGTATCTCTGCCTCACCCCATGCGTAATGATGAATATATGGCTGTGCATCACCGTCCCAAACTCTGTCAGTTTCTATTAATTCCCAACGGCCATCTTTGTAATACACTTCTTGTGCTGACCAGTAACCGATCTCACCTGCTGGATCTTTCTCGATAAGCTGAACATAGATAGTTTCATGCGGCTGTACGTGTTCATATGCATACCTATCGCCCCCACGTTGACGCTGCTGTTCACCCCATAGAACATTTTTAGATATTCTATCGGCTGACTTCTTGTCAAATATTGCGGCATCTTTAGCCATTATCTAAGACCTAACTGTTCTTGTTCATTGCGGGTTAAAATAGTTTCAAATTTAAAATCAAATTGTAAAAAATCGGTGTTTTTATACGCCTTGAACTCTTTATATATACTAGAGCCTTCTATCTCATCGGCTGCCAATGCTTTGCCGCTTCCGTCTAATGGCCATTCCTGAGTAACTGCGTTTTTTGACTCATCTTCACCGGCTGACGGCCTTGGCTGAATCGGCCTCAACTCCTTCTTGCCGTCAACATCCTTGAGCTGATTAAATCCTGCATCTAATAGTAAAGGCTGCCATCCTTTGTCTCTTGCTGGGTCTTTTTTATTGCCGCTCATATCTGGCACTTGCCGCATTTTAAATATAAAATCTTCCTGCCAAGTATTATTCCCTACACTTGTTGCCCTGTACTCGTCGAATAAAATTTGATCAATTTTGAAATCAAAACCAAGCCATTTAATAGGGCCTTTATTTACGGTACCTTGCATTTTTTGATATTTAACAAAGTCTGGGTCTTGAGTTTGTGAACTGAAAGTCATCTGTATTTGCGGTCGAGTTGACTCATATTTTATCTTATCCCCTGCACTATTCCTAATATCTTTTTTATTATAGTCAACTTCCATGATAAATGATTCATCCCACTTACCAATAGTAACCTTCAATACTTGGGGACCTCCACCACCTCCACCGCCAGTATTAAGAGCACCAACTGCATTATCATAACTGATTGTCATGTTCCATGTTTTGCGGTTATCAGTGGGCTCTAGTGATCTACTTTTTACAGTTACTAATGAATCCGTTGGGTGAGCATCGCCAACTTGAGGCAAGGCAATAGAGCCGTTGGCAGAGTTACCGCCAAAACCTGAATTCATGATTACTGATTGGTCATCTGAATCCGTGTCAGTCTTTACTATATAGACCTCAGTGATTGACCTTGTTTTGTCATCCTCATCGGCGCGCTTTTCAGTTGACTTTCTATTTGCATATATTACGGCCATTGTTTAGCCCCCAGGTATAATTGTTACGGTTGTATTCTCACCTAAAATCTTAACAATTTGAGTAGTTGCTTTGGCTGTCTTTTCATTGGCTGCGGCATTCTTACCAGCGATTGAGTTAGGCTTGGCTGGGTTAAGTATATCAAAAGCTTTAGATGATTGAAAAGATACTGCTTCTGCAAATCCTCTTGTGGGCTGTATAGCTACAGGAAGCTCACTCCCCCCACCTTCTCCATCTGATCCATCCTCTAAGATTACTTTTAATGCACCGTCTAACCTCTTCTCAATTGCATCTAATTCTTTTTGCATTTCCTCAAAACTTAGATCACCAAAAAGGTTATTCCAAATAGCAGCGGCTTTCTCCAACTCAGCAGTAAATACTAATACTGTAGTAGTCATAAAGTCTTGAATCTCTGACCATACTTTTTTAAACTTCCCGCTGAACTTTAATAAATCCTTAGTCAAGTTTAAAATATTAGTCATTGCAGGAGCTAAAGCAATTGCAAACTGTTGAGCTATCCCATCAACCGCCCGCCTCATTTTATCCATAGAATCCTTTGCCTCTTCTATCTTTCTTATATCTTCTATTGATATGGGGCCGGATAATTCGCGCTGCTCTGCAATGTATCTTCTTATACCTTCAGACCCTTGATTAAGTACATTTAAAAGCTCTCTCCCTGATCGCCCAAAAAGCCTATTAGCTGCGGCCGCTTTCTGTGCTGGGCCTTCAATTGCTGCGATGCCATCAGCCATTTTCATAAAGGCATCTTCAGCATTTAACCCCTTGAAATCATTCGCGCTCATGCCTAATTCTTCTAGTGCAAGCGTACCAGTTGACATTCCACTTCGAGCCTCGCCAATAGTTTGTACCATCCGCTGAATACCCTTTGTCATCACCTCAAAACTTGTGCCTGTTTGAGTTGCGGCAAAGTCAAGACCCATTAATGTAGTTGGGTCAATTTCCAATGAATCTGATAGCTTTCCAATTCTATCTAGATCTTTCATGGCATTACTTAGCCCACGAATAGCGGCACGAGCTCCAACAAATCCAGCAGCAAGCCCAGCAGCTTTCTTTACAAAGCCGCCCATTTTCTTACCAGCCTTATCAACCTTCTTTTCAAACTTGTCTGTGAAAGCCTGAAAAACAACTGATACTGATTTTACTGAACCCGCCATAAATTAAACCTCTTCTTTCTTATGCCTTTCCATTGTACCGAAAAAAGCTTGGCACTTCTGAACTAATAGTTCTTTGTCCATTTCTTCAATATCGGGCCTAACTAATAATAAATCATTTAAAGGGATCTCGCTCTTAGTGTGAGGGGCAAGCAACTGTTTCACACTAAGAGCGGCCCTATAGTCTGTAAACTTTTCACCGAATGGCATTTCATTGTAATATCTACGCCACATTAAAAACTCATAACTTGTCATACCTGGCTTGCCTGTTATAAGTTCTTGAATTGTCCTTTTTAATTCCTTAGCTAAAGTAAATAAAAATTCTGTTTCACTTCCTATTATTCTTTTTTTTTACTGAAAAATCCCCATATGGCATTCATTAATGGAGTGACTTCCTCGTGGCCAAATCCTCGAATTATATTCAAGTGGGCCTCATTATTTGCATCAAATAAAGATACGCCTTTGTCATCACATAAACATGCACATAACGCCTTAACGCCTCTATCCTCTTGAGTTAACTCTTTGTTTCCCATAGTTTCGATAAGGTTAAAATTTAAAGGGCCTGCTACTCTTAAATAAAAAGTGTTGTCACCGCATTCAACTTTAGTTACCTTATCAGCTATTAGCTTCTCATAATCACTTACGTTATTAAATTCCATGGCTTGCTTGCCCCGTTTTAGTTTATGCTTCTGTTACAGTTGTGATTGTACCAGCAATTTTGAATGTGATAGTACCAGTAAATAAAGCTTTCATGGCACCAGCTTTAGATACATCGTTTATATATCCACTAAACGCATCAGAACCAGCAGTGGTTGAACCGCTTGTAGCTTTCGGGTAAGTGAATGTAATTGTATCAGTTGTGCCAATAGCGGCCATCAATGCAGCTTGATCTTTTAAGTTCCAGTTTACATTAATTGTATAGGTTCCGCCCTCAATAAGACTGCTTCCAATATATTCCTCATAACCAGTTGTACTCTGATCTGAGCAATTAATATCTGTTACGCTTACCCCATCCATGTTAATATCTAACATGTTAAGAGTTAATGATAATGAACCAAAGGCCACCGTGATGCCAATTGCTTCGGTTGTTCCAGTGCCTGACATAGTCGGCCTCCTTACTTATATCTTAATGTGTAGGTTTGTGTTACTATTCGCGTGCCATCCTCTGACCCGTCAAATAAATCGAAGTTATCAAACTCTGTTTCTAGAGTTGTTGAATATAAAGTGACATAATTACCAAGCTCGCCAAATGTCGCGTCATTCTGTATTGCCATTGCTAAATATAATTGATCGGCAACCGCAACAGCACCGCCAAGTGTTGAGGCATTGCAATTAAATTCCACTGTTACCTCATTCTCACCATCTAATCCATCTTGATCATATTCTGGCTGTCTACCGCTGAATGTATAGGCAAGTGTAGGGAGTGCTTTACCGGTTGGCACTCTTTGAGGGAATATGTTTGCGCCAATTAAAGCAGTAAGACCCGCATAATTTTGAAGGTAATAATATAATTGTTCTCTCATCGTGCTGACTTCCCCGGATCGCCTTTAGAAGCATGAAAGGCTGTGACCTTTTCTTGTACTCTATCAATCATTTTCTTTACTGCTAAATCGCCAACATCTCTAACGGCATCGGCTAAAAAGTGTCTACCTGCTATATTGCGTTTAATAGAGCCGTAGTTTTGAACCGCTGCATACTTAGCAACCGCTACTGATTTATTACCATTTGATACTTGCACGCCATCAAGAACACCAGCACGGGCCACTAAACCCCTGCCGCGCCCTTTGCTGAACGTCTTAGATTTAATCTCTTTCTTTAATATCCCTAAATGTTCAGGCACATTTCGTTTTATGTCTTTTCTGAACTCAGCAGCCCCGACAGTTAAACCTGGCTTTACCATTTTATTCTGAAAGCNTTGAGCCATTTGTAATGACTCTTTCCCCAGCTCCTTAGCACCATTAACTTTAAATAAATTCTTAGCCATTAGTAGAATCCTCCTGTCGCTTACAGAATAGATGCATCTCTTCCATGCGGTCATCTGTTTCTGACCAATCTACAATATTATAATATCTTGAGCGGTGAACAATTCTCATTGTTGAACGAATGCCCGAATCATAGCGGATTTTAAAAGTAGTGTCAAATACCCCGTTTATCTGATCGCCATTAGTAACCTCAGAGCCGCCACTATTTGATACAGCAGCGTAACAGCTTGTATAAGTAGACCATGAGGCAATTGACTCACCGATACTATTTAAAGTCTCTCCTCGTTGTTGTATAACGATCTCTTGGAATAGCTTGCCCGCTTGCATAATCTAAAACCTGTAATCTGCGGCTGGGCTTAATATAGCCATCATTGCCTGATTGGGTTGACGTGGTGCCGATGTGTTTGCTTCTCTGTGTTCAAACAGTTCTGCAACTCTCATTTTTATAACTGTCTTGAAAGTTTCTGGTACGGCTGAGGCTGCGCCATAACCTGCAATATAAGTAATTTTAACCGCATTAGGTTGATTCAATACTTCAGGGTAGCTTTCAAGTGGGTCTCTAAAGACTTTGTTTTGTATGCTCTTATTGTCGAGTTTATACAATGTGCTTGATAAAGTTTGGGTTGAATCGTCTGAGTCTTGGTAACTGATTGATGTAACAGATTGAGCGGTTCCGGTTGGTAGTAATATCTCATCGCATAAATCCTCTGTGTAAAAATCATAAGTCGTAGTAACCATAGTCTTATTTGACCATGATTCTACGTCCTTACGAGCTGCTGTAATAAGGGCCGTAATGACATCATTTTGTAGGCTTCCAGTATAACGCATAAACAAAGATGCCTCTGCGAGTGTCACTGGCTCTTCGGCCGGTTCTGTGTCAATTACTAAACCCATTATTACAACCTCTTGATTAGCTTATTACTTCGTCAATCTCTGCACCTTGAGCGAGTGGCTCATAACGTGCATCAATAGCGATAAGTTCCGCACCAGCAACAGTAGTAGCACCAACAGTAGTCAGTACCATAGCAATATGGGTGAAGTCATTATCTGTATCAAGATCGCTTGCAGTAATGTTAATTAATGCAGATCCAGTTGCAGTTAATTGAGTGATAGCTAAACCACTAATATCTTTTGCAGATGTTCCGCTTGAGTCTGTAGCCTGTTGAATTTTAAAGTCAACAGAAGTACCAACTAAACCAGCTCCAACATGTGCAAGAAAGTTTGAGGCAATACCTGCATCAATCCAAAGACCAGTAGTAGTGGCAGCTTGTGCCAATGGCTCGATTACATCTTGATAAGAAGCCTTATCAGATCCTTTTTGTTTGATATATGAACTCATGTCATATCTCCTTTACGCTGAGCCGAGTCTAACAAAGTTACTGAGAGTAGCTTTAGCAGATCCGCCGTTATTGTTACGTGGTGTATACACTGAGTTGAACTTTGGAACGCCACCGAAACGGCTTGTCCAGCGGAACGCCATAGCATCCGAATCAAACTTAACGTGCATAGAACTTGCAAACTTAGTGCCGCCAGCTTTTTCAAGGCCGATATATGCAGTAGGATTGACAAGAAGAACATCACCAACTTGACCCAACAGTTCAGCATCTTCAGTAGTAAAGACAGGCATTCCAAGAAGGAAACCATCAGTAGCACCAGATAAATCCTGAATAAATACCGGCTGATCGCCAATAACCATAAGTGGAAGCTGTGACCATACAGATTGATTGACAATCCAGAAAGAACCAGAACCAGCAGTTCTTAGGTGGCGAGCTTTCATATTTACAATGTCAGCAGCAACAACTGCACCAGCACCAGNTCTTGTAACGTCAACCAAGTCAGCACCATTAGTGAAACCTAGAGCTTTACCAACTCCATCACCAAACAGAACTTCTTCACCTTGTTTAATATGCATCAAGCGTGGAGCAGTAGCAACGATGTTTGATTCAAGCCAAGCGATGTCTTCCAGATCCTCGTCGGAAACTTCAGCGTATACATAAAGCTTATCTACACCAACAGTAGTCTTTTCAAATACCTGTTTAGAGCTTGTGAGTGTTGCAAGCTCAGCAGCACGGCCAACAGTTAAACCAACAGAGCCACCATTAGTAGTAGCAGCAGAACGGTTGAACGTCTTACTATTGCTTGAGGTTTGAGAGATATTAAAACGACTGAACCAATCATCAGAAGCATCAAGACCCAATACAGATACTGTCGGGTCAATCTCAACAGGAATTACAAGACCATCAGCAGTAGTATTACCCTGTCCTGATGTCATTGATATTTCATTTAAATGTTCAAGGCGCATATCAGCATTAAGGTTCAACTGCTTACCAGAAGTATTCATGGCAATTAGCGAAAGAACCTCACCGGCATTTTGAAAGCCTTTCTTAGGATCGGCTTCAAAACCTTCCTTAACTACAGCACCTTTTACTGGGCCAGCTTGAACTGACTTAGGTGCAGAAAAAGAACTTAGTGAAGTTTGTAAAGCTGCATGAGCTTCTATTTGTTGCTTGATAGAATCAAGTTCTAACTTAGCATTTTGAGCGGCTTCGAGTTTAGAAGCATAGGCTTCTGTACCTTGCTCAAGTCCATCAAGTTCAGCCATTAGGCCCTTGATCTCTTCTTGCTTTAATTGGATCTTATTCATTATATGTCTCCATAAAAAAAGGCCATCTATGCACACCTGTGCACTGATAGCCTCAACTTTTCGAGTTATGTTTTTGTGTTCTTATTGCCGTTAGCCGCTCTTTAACGGCAACAAGCATTGTGGTTATTATAAGTTTTATTTATATAAATTACAAACCATATAAATAAATTAGATAGTTTTGCGCAATCTATTTGCTCTGCTACCTTGATCCAGAAAATCAAAAACTTGCTGAACTGTTTTTATTCCATCACTTAATCCGAGCCTTTCCGCATCTGCCTGAAAAAAGCTTTGACCGCTTCGAGCTTCTGAACCGTCCGACATATCAGCATCTGGTCTTGAACTCTCAACAGCAGAAGAGAAGTCATCTTGTAATGCATCCACCTTCTTTTGTACTGAATCAATAAAGCCCTGTGATATCTCAACCCCAGACATTCCTTGCCCTTTCAATTCGCCTGTGGCAATATTATGGACTATGTATCCCTCATTCTTGAAGACTTGCGAATCATCTATTAAGGCAGTAACGGTCCCAATAGATCCCGTTTCATTAAACTTATGAGTACTGAATACTTTATTTGCTTGCGATCCTGCATAGTAGGCTGCTGATGCCATCATACCAGTATTAAGAGAAGCAGTCTGCTTCAAACTAGATAGGTTCTTTATCCTACCTGCGAGTGTATCGATCTGCGAAGCTTCTCCACCAGGTGAATTTATATCGAATAATACTTGATCGATTGAGCCATCTTGTGCGAGGTCATCCATTGCGGCGATCAAGTCACTTGTAGAGGTCGCACCAAAAATAACTCTATCGAATAGATCTGGATTGAGCATCATTAGTCCGTGAATAGTTACCAGTGCCCTTGAACCATCCTTCTGTAGGACGGGTTTCCCCATTTTATGATCGCTTTCGCCATCTTCTAATAGTTTAATTAGCTCTTGCTTGAAGGGCTCTATATTAGCTATGCGTTGATTAATCTTATGACTTGAGAATAAATCCATCATTAGGTATGGTTTGGTAAACATTAGCTGAATCCTATTGTTACTTTTTTACTTGATGCCAAAGCTATATCATTTGTGAATGTGACTGTCCCAGTATCGGTTATGAGGTTTGCCCCAGGTGCCGCCGTTATAGTTGTCACTGTCTTACTCTTTTGAGTCTTGGTTAAATCAACAGAGCCACCGTTTAAATTTAAAGTGGTTATTGTACCACTCGCATAATGATTCAATGAACCGCTATTACTTACAGTCAAAGTTGTGATTGTATTAGATGATGTGCTATCATATTGGTTAAGCGTACCGCCTTTGAGATTAACAGTAGTTATGCTTGACTGAGTGCTAACTGTTCCGCCTGATTGATTTAATGTGGTGTGCGTTACATTATCGCCTATATTAATAGTACCAGATTCAATTAGTATATCGCCAATTGTAGAACTGTTTGAGCTATCATCGCTTATTGCCAAAGTCCCACCATATACATTAACATCAGTGGAAGCATTAACAGCACGCAATCTTAGCGGCTGTCTATTCTGGTCTTGTGCAGTTGTCGCAGTTGCATAAACATTTATTTGAGCCGCAGTAGTTGTGCCAAAGTCTATATTAAGCCTCTTAGAACCAGTGAAAGTTCCGACAGTCCCGCGACGTTGACCAATTACAGCAGTGACCGATCCAATCTCTAAAAAATCAGATTGGCTTGAACCAATTAAGCCAGTATAACTTAAATCAATTGTCAAGCTTGTAAGAGCTATTGCGGATTGATCAAGTCCTGCGGTTATATCCTGTGAACTGTTTGCAATAATTACGTCATCAGCAGCTATAGGCACAGCACCACCAGACCAATTTCCCGCTACAGACCAATCCCCCTCTGAACCTGATGTAGTGCCAATCCACGAACGAACCGCCATTTTAAAACTCCTTGCTTATATATTATATTTATCTATCTATAGTATAACTATAACTTGCATTTATGTAAATACTATTATAGAATATTAAATGGCTAGGCTGCAACCGAACCGTTAGCAACTCACTAACTTGCCATTCTTTTCTTAATTGAGTCAACACAATGGAGATTGCTGTTATGAAACGCCAGCGAATGAATGACCAAGAATTACTATCCTTCTGTAATAAACATTTAACCTATAATCCTGATACTGGTGATATATCAAGATATGGGAATATACTTAACAGGCCCAATGATCAAGGGTATCTAGTTATAAAATTAAGCAACCATCATTATAAGCAACATCGTGTTGCGTTCTTAATGTCGAATGGATACCTGCATGAGCAAATTGACCATATTAATCACATTAAGTCAGATAACCGAATAATAAACTTAAGAGCTTGCACACAAAGTCAAAATCAATTCAACGCTAAAAGAAAAGTAACTAACACATCAGGCTATAAGGTAGTTCATTGGCGCAGAAACAGATCACGATGGGTCGCAAGAATAGTGGTTGATTCAAGAAGAAAGATATTGGGCCACTTCACTTGTAAGCACGAAGCCGCAAGAGCATATAATAGAGCTGCCTTGATCCACTATGGTGAGTTTGCGTGGCTCAACCCTATAGAAGAATAACACCTAAGCGGCCAGTATAGGGCCGCTTAATATACCATCCATGTAAATCTATCGTAGCCATAATTATAACTCCTTAATATAACGTGATTGATGCTTCAGCGGTAAATTCATCAACCCCGCTTACATCGTCTCTAATTTCAAAAACTAATTTATCTAAAGTTCCTTTACGCAATCTTATCCCGTATTGCATTCCGAACAAAGTAAAGAAGTCAATAACTGGTACATATCCCTCACTGCTACCCGACACATTACTTGCTCTAAATGCGTTAGTAGTTGAACCAAATGCAGGATTGCCCCTAGATAGTTTCACAAAGTCCCAATTGCTCTTCATGTCTGATTTTATAACAAAATTTCCTAAGCTCTGAGACTCCCAGCAAAAATTAATACCATTTGTCAAAGCTGTGATATTACCAAACTTATTTAATGTTGAATTAACATCAGCAATAGTAACCATAACTGTCTTTACATAAACATCATAATCATCGCGGGCCTGAACGCAAAATGTCTGAGGTGCTGAAAGGCTAGCAGCTACCCGCATATCAGCAACTCCGCTATCATCGGCAAAACTCAACACTGAGGGAATACCTAAAATAGTTTCACTCAAAGGCGGATGTTGGTGAACAACTACATTAGCCGTGCCCTCTTTATCAACCTTGAGCCTATTGCCATCACCGTGGCCGTCTACTATTTGAGTATTAAGCATGTATTACCTGACAGTATCCTTGAGATGCCCTATTAAGGCACAATAAGCGTTTCCAGCTGTAGCACCTGCTCCAACAACCTTTACAGCTACGCTTGAGCCTTTTGGTATCTCCATGTTTAGAGTTGCAAATATCCTTGAATTATTCCCACCGTATATGATAGCATGATCTGTACCGCCTGTAATAGTGCCAGAATTTTTACCCTTAAACAAACTTGATCCGCTATTTATTATATTGCTTGAACCAAAGTAAGAATTGCTATTAATATCAATAACTGTCGCATCGCTTATTAAGTCGCCCGCAGTAGGATTTTTAATCACTGTCACAACCGCCATATCTGTAAGGCTTGTAAATCCTCTTAATCCGATTGCAATTGCCGTAATAATATAACCTGAGGGCTCGCCATTCTTGAAATAAATTAATGTCGCACTTCCTGAAGCTATCCCCGTAACCTCACCACTGTTTAGATTATAGGCTAGGCCCTTACCATTTGCTGATTGCAATTCAGACTCCGTAACAGAAAAAGTACTTAGCTCTTTTCGTCCGTTTACTTCTGCTTGCCTTCCTGATCCTGCACCGTCATCTAATTTCATGATATATCCTTATCTCTAAAATAAACTACATAGCCAATACTGCACAATTGGCTTGTGTTGCCTGTGTCGCATTTAATACCACCAGCTAAACTTGACCCTTTAGGTATTATAATCGGGGTATTAAAAATTATACGTCCAGCCGTTGTTATCAATCCATCGGCCTGTGTTCCACCAGTTGCAGTTAGTTCTAATGATGTCGCTAGCTGTGAAGTACCGTCAAATGTATTTGAGCTACCAAGATTGGTATTAAAAGGGGAGTATGACAAGCCCGCACTGATTATAGTTCCTGCTGTAGGGTTTAACCTACCTAAGAATGTAACCTCATCACTTGCCCCTCCTGTAGAAGATCCAAGTGTAAAAATAGTCTCAGAGATTACCAAATCCATAGCTGAATCATTTTTGATATAATGAAGGTAATTGTCCGTGTCATTAGTAATTGTTTTAATGCCTGTTGATAATATATAGCCATCACCATTAATTGTTGCGCTTACCGACTCACTAACCGTAATAGAATATGTGTGAGCGTTATTATTTTTATCAACCTCTTGGAAGTTTCCGCCCCCAGTTCCATCTTGTAGCATGTTACTCATTATATTTCCTCATCACCTGGGGCCAATTCCTCGTCGGTCATCACTGCCAAGTGTAGTTTTATTTGTTTAAGTTCTTTATCTACTTCGTTAAGTTGACACTGCTGATTGCGGATTAACTCCTCAATAGCTGGGCTAATTGCCGCTAAATTCGCGCTGTCTTCTGGGCTCAAAACTTCCTCCGTGATGTTTGTAGTATTATTTGTTGTGTCGCCAAATACTCCGCCTGTCTTGCCTGGTATTCCTCTTGGGCCCATTTGACCAACAACACGCCCTACATTTACTTTTGATCCATCTGAGTATTTTATAATTAGACTTGCGCCAACTATAGACACTGAACTAATGCCACGGCCATCTTGACCTTTTTCGCCTTTATCGCCTTTAATCGCTTCGCCTTTATCGCCTTTCTGACCTCTTGGGCCTGCTGGGCCTCTTGGCCCTGGATCGCCAACAATAGTATCACCAGCTTTGCCTTGTTTGCCATCTAAACCATTTGATCCGTCTAAGCCTTTTTCACCTTGAATACCTTGATCCCCCTTATCACCTTTCAATGACTCAAGTAAATCAATCTTCCGCTGATCAATCCCAGCCTTGGCTTTCTTGCTTAACTGTTTACTTTTTAGTAACATCTACCTCAACCCATCCTGACATATTCCAAATATAATTCATGCCATCATCATCTTGCCTGATCTCCCCTAGTCTTGGAGCGTCATCCAGTTGTGCAACTTCTTTAAGTAAATATTCAATAACCTTATCGGCTTGGTTATCTGCCTTTTCCATGCTGCATACTTCTTGCGCCATAAACATAAGTTTATCTGATGTAAACTTTTCTTTCTTTTGTACATTGCAAATAAAGTCAGCGTGAACTTGGAAGCAGTCTGAAAGCTCTTGCTCAAACTTAATATAAAACTTGTCTAGATGTTCTTTCATTGCTGTCTGATCTTTCTTAGCTGCTGCGTCATGGCTCAGCTTCTCTTTACGTGTAAGCCGTTTAATACTGTCGTGCATTGATGGCAAATAAGCTGAGATTGCGGATTGTTCGGTAATACCTGTGTTTACATCTTCCTGAGTATCTTCCTCTTCAGGATCCGGCTCTGGTGTTGGCTCTTTAATTGGTTCCGGATCTGGTGTTGGTTCCGGATCTGATAAGCTCTTTTCTTTTATATCATTGTCTAATTGACGGCCTCTTATATTTTCAGCTACTGGGGTTAAATTAACTGAAGTATAATAGACCTCCCCACCTTCAGGAAGTGGTAAACCCTCAACATTTGCAATTGTATTGGGATTAACAACACTCATATCAAGCATAGACTTCCACCATGCAGCACGTGCGGCCATATCACCACGAGCTAAACCTTTTTCGTCAATGTCGATAAATGTATTATCGGTCTTGTGAAAGTGAAATTTAACTTGTGTCTCTATCCGAGTAATCCAAGGTGTTAGCGTATCGGTAATATAATTTAAGTCATTCTGTTCAAGGTTAGCAAATTTTGCTTGAGTCATATCCATAAGCTTATGCGGTGGTATTCTAAACCATCTAGCTATCTCTTCAACTTGAAACTTTCTTGTACTTAATAGCTCTGCATCTGTGCTGCTCATTTGAATACGGTTGAATTTAAAGCCACGGTCAAGTATCGCCATCTCACCGGCATTCTTTGAACCACTAAACCTTTTCTTCCAGAACCCGCGTATCTCTTCTTTCTGCTCTGCATTTAATGCTTTTTCAGTTTCAAGAGTTGCACCAATTGATAAGTTATTGCCGAAGAATGCACCTGTGAAATTTTGAGCTGCAATAGATATACCTAGACTTTCCGCTGCTATCTCTCCGATACTTACACCAACATCCTCATTGCCCATGCCGCGAAGATGTAGCATTTCATTAGGCTTCAGTACCATTGCTTTCTTACCTGGTGCATTCTGTCGACGGATGGGGTCTACAGCCGAGATGGTGAGAATCCGAGCCTCACGGCGAAGCGACCTCTCGATCATCGCATCGTGGATCGATTCGCAGGTCACATGCCGGCTTTGGTGTGGTGCGCGCGTCCCGTACCCCATTGACCTCGCGAGTCTTCCCGGCGCGATCGAGTTTGCGATGAGCGACCCGTGGACCGCGACGTCCGAAGGACTCGTCGTTGCCTTTGGTCAGTTGGTGCCGAAGCCGGGCGAGAGGCTTCACCTGGCGCGGCTCATCGCGGCGCCGAGCCACAGACGGACCGGGCTAGGCAGGCGGATGGCGCGTCACCTGCTCGGGGTCGCACTGTCACACGACCCGCCGGCGATCTCCCTCAATGTCTTCTCGGAGAATGAAGCGGCGCTCCATCTCTATCAGTCGCTTGGATTCCGTGCCGCGACGCGGCCTCGTGACGAAAGCGACTCGACTTCAATCTACATGGAGTATGCCATCTGAACCAGCAGCGGCAGAGCCCGCGCCCACCGCGGCCATCTCCCGGGCAGCGGGCGGGTGGCTCCGAACCAAGGACGCCCCCATCGCGCATCCTCTCGGAGCACCCTCGTGTCTAGATGACTCCGATGGGAATACGCTAGTCGGACGGGCAGCGGCCGTGCGGCCGTGCGGGCGCGCGTAGCCCTCACGGGGAATGCGAAACCCAATCGGAGCCAGTTCGCGACACCACGAGGCGATCGGGCAGGGGATCGCGGAAGGAGAGTTCGCCCGGCCCTGCTCTCGGAGACGGTTGTCCCGCATTTCAATCCCTCGTGTTACGGTGGCTCGGGGCAGGGAACAGACCCGCGTGACGACCGGCCCTCGCACGTCCGTCGCGCCGAAGCAGCGCGCCTGCCCAGCAGCTATCGGGAGACCGCTCGATGTCCCGTACGGAAACCACGCTCTCGCTCGCACGACATCGGGAGACTCGATCGGCGATCGCATCCCTTGTTCGGCAGCCCGATTCGACTCGTTCCGTGAAGCGCGTGATGGATGTCGCGCCGCTCATGATGAAGTACACGGGCCGCCTCCCATGAGCGCCGCCAATCCGGTCCCGTCTACCGAGATGGACGATGCAAGCCACTGGAAGGCAGAACTCGAACTCGAATTCGAGGTACACGAGGGCCGTACGATCTTGTTGCGCAAGCGTCACCTCGGGCCGCTGGTGACTCAACAGCCGCATTATCCAGACGGCCCGAAGCGTTGTGAAGCGATCCTCGTGCACCCACCCGCGGGGATTGCAGGCGGTGACCAGCTTCAGCTTCGCGTCCGGGTCCACGATGGCGCCCAGGCCGTCCTGACCACCCCCGGGGCGAACCGCTTCTACCGTGCCCGTGGCGCTGCCGCGCAGGCCCACCAGTTCTTCCGCGTGGACACGAAGGGAACGCTCGAGTGGCTGCCCCAGGAGACGCTCCTCTACGATCGCGCACACGCAC